ATTTTATCGCTTGCCCAAACATTCCTCAGCATTATGCGGTCAATCCCATTGTTAAATTTTACACGCGGCGAACCTGTAACATCGCAGAATGCCGTCACGATTCCTTGGCTACCATTGCACACTTCTATACCAGTTTCAGATTGAATATTGACTATGCACATGACTTGAGACCCTATTTTCAATTTCATATCCTTCTCACAAATCAGATTACTGGCCAAGAAATCCAGCTCCATCTGCACGTCTTTGTCGGTGAACTCGCAGCGTTTAATCCGTTCAGATTTCGTCATTTCAATGTCCTTTAAATATTTAATTTTGTAGTCCCTTTCTTCGCTAATAAGCGCCGACATTTTGGTATTATTGATGTTTTCCACCTTGGCGCGTGTAGGGTATAATTTGGTCGGTTCTGCAACCAATTTGGGGTCAAATGGCCGTCCTACATACTGAAGGAGTAGATCATTGGACTTGCGTTTAATTCTGCCTTCGCGAATTTGGTTCAGGATGGTTGAATACACTTCGTCGGTTTGTCGGAAAATTTTTACCAGCTGAATCTGGCAGTCGCGATGAAATGTGGAGTTCCAGTCGTCGCTTTCAAAACAGAATCGCTGGGTGTCGGGCTCAGTATGGTCGCCAACCGGCGGTAATTGGAAGAAATCACCCGAAAATATCATCTGAATTCCGCCAAATGGTTTTAGATTACCCCTTACCGCCTTGCCAATTTCATTCAACATGTTAAATAATTTTAATGATAACATGCTGACTTCATCAACTACTAATATGTCGGTCCCTTTCCATAATGCTTTGGCAAATTTATTCTTCTTTATCTTTGTTACCAGATGATCTATTGGTCCATTTCCAAGGCCTATTCCTGCCCATGAATGTAGGGTCTTTGCCTTACTATTTAGTAACACCGCCGCACATCCGGTTAGAGCACACACATGTATACTTTTAAACCGCGATACTGCGTGCTGGTTTATCATTTTGATTAGGGCCGATTTTCCTGCCCCACCCGGTCCTGTAATAAATATGTTATGCCCCTGAACATATTTATCAAATGCTATTTGCTGCTCCCTTGAAAGGTCCATTGTATAATTTGTTATGATATATTTAATATTCTTTTTAATATCAATTTTATATTTTACCGCTTAAATCATTTATTTGGATACCTTTATAAAAACCCTATGCAATTTTAACTGCTGTTAAATTCCCTGAAAGGGTCGCCCCATATTGAGAATAAACTACACCCCAATAACCACCTAATGTTATTGGTGCGGCCGTTGTGTATACTGAAGATACTGAAAATAATCTTTGCAAACCACCCCCACCACCCGCAAGTGAATAAGCAGACAGCTGCTGATAATCAGAGTAATTTAAGTTAAACGCGGATACCCAAAATCCATGTGTAGTGGTAGATGTTGCTGGGTAAGGAATATTATATGTAATATTAAAATTACCAATAATTAGCCAAGTTCCCGCACTAGGTATAATTAAACGATCCTCCATAAAGGGCGTAGATAAAGTCCCAGGGGTAGGTAAAATAGGTACAGGTCTTAAGTTTTGATTTACAATCGTGGATTGAATATTGCCTGATGCTCCTGTAGGACCTACTGATCCCGAAGAAGACGAAGAACCCGTAGGACCACAAAAGCTTGCATCAATATTACTTTCAAAATGAATGCAAGTATTTGGTAGCCCAACGTTTTCAGATATAAGTAAATTGCCTGTTGCATTATTAAAACTGGATACATAGTTATGTTTAGATGAATAATTCAAACCACCAACCCTTCTAAATGACATTTATATATACATTTAATAAAAAAGCAGCGCGAAACCTCAAAGTTGCACGGATAAACGTATATTTAGTGCTACATTAAATATTTTTGAAAATAGCAAAAATATTTAGCTTGTAAATGATATAGTACAGTTTTTAGTTGTGCTTAAAACAATTTCCTTGATGTGACGATAGTTACTTCTCGTTCTCCATCGGGTTTTCCGTTGATGTGCATGGTCACGTTCTTGCCATTGTACGCTCCCGTCTGGTGTTCGGGCGTAATGTCCGCGGCCATACCCTGCAAATAATGATTCGCGGCGTCGGTTTCATAATACACATGGCACACAATTGCGCCGCGTTTTGTTGTGAACGTAGTCAAAGTAGTGACCCGATTTACGGTACCAATAATCTGATGAAAATTGACAGTAGATACGTTGCCAACCTGGTTCTTTTGGCGGTCATACATTTTCGCGTGTGTATGGTTTGTGTATGTCGCGTCCTTTTCCATATGCGTAAGTTTAGAGTTTTCGGTGAGTTCGTCCGCATGGTAGTAGTATACTTCAGTTGTGGACCCGAAAATGGAATACACCAAATATATTACGGCTAAAACACAGACAACAAGTATAATCGTATTGACGCCTGCCATCTTTTCAAACATCCGCATAGGTCCCATTTATATATATATTGTATTATATATTTTTTCTCGTGGATCTTGATTTTGACCTTGATTTAGAATTAGAGCTACTCTTGCGCTTCTTGTACGCTCTATATGTTCTGTGCGATTTCTTATGAAAATGATGCTTCTTCGGTGTAAGAGTATACTTTTTACGCCTTTTTCCGTCAATTGTAAGCGGAAGGATTAGTTCCTCGTTTGGTAAAGGACTTGACAAATAACTGTCCGTCTTTGCCGACTTGACTAATTTTTCAATGGGCACATCATGTGCAGAGTCCTTTCGCGGCAGTTCAATCTGATAAATAACGGGCTCATATCTGAATGCGGAGTCGTGAAAGTCGTTTTGCAGACGCGCGTGAAGAGGCACATCAACACTCGGAATATTCAGCATCGTTTCTAAATCCTGGTTATCAAGTCTAAACTCGTAGTCTTGTTTCGCGCCATCCGTATTTGAGGATAACGAAATATTAGCCTCCTCCCCGTCATAAGTGGCGTCCCACTTAATCTCGTTAACCTGCTCGCGTCTCTTATTATGGAGTATAGTTTGCATCTGGCCTTTATTTTGAATATAAGTATTAAGCATATTTATATTTTAGACAGATTATATTTTATTCAATATGTAAAATATTTCGTAAAAAAATAAGAGGTATAAGTATGGATTTAACTTTTTCGGAGATTGACAATAACGACAGCGGTGGTTATCCAAATGAATCGTACACAAATATAAATTCTGATAGATATTGGGAAGCGCCGCCAACACCGGTTCTGCCTACAGTAAAACCGGAAAAAAAGAGAGTCTCGTTTGATGATATAATGCGTAATATGAATTTGGTTGTTAGTAAAACTGGCGTATTACAATCGATCAGGCAACAACCACAGGAACTCCAACAGAACCAGCAGCAATATCCACAGCAACCGCAGAACCAGCAACAGTATCAGCAACACCAAAACCAGCAACAGCACCAAAACCAGCAACAATATCAGCAACAGCACCAAAACCAGCAACAATATCAGCAACAGCACCAAAACCAGCAACAATATCAGCAACAGCAGCCCAATCCGGCAGTGCAAGTACAGAAACAGAATCCACTGGACCCATCTGTTAAACATAGTTACATCTATAATAAATATTTCAAAGATTACCAGGATGCTGCTCCCCCCGAACCAGAAATTAAGGTACCCAAAACTAAAGAGGAATATTTTAGAATGGTGGCAGAGGAGAGAAAGCGACAAATGGAGGAAAAAATAAGGATCTCCCAAATAAAATCAACAAAGTTAATGTTTACAACAAACGCCGGTCCACAGGGTACTGTTCAGGCAAGCAGAAATACGCTGCGCAAACTAAGTTTTCGTTGATAATCGTGCAACTAAGTATTTAGAGTTCAAATAAAACAACTTAAAGGGTTCAGTATATAACATACTGAGTGCCAAGCGGCGGCAACTCATCCATCCGACTTTAGCTCATTTGGTAGAGCACTTGACTGTAGTAGTTTCGCCTTTAGTGATCGAGGGGTAGCTGGTTCGATTCCGGCAAGTCGGAAATTTAATGTGTATTCACTAAGATACCTATTAAATGATAAATGATGATCGGTTTCAATTCTTACCAAGAACATCCATATCTATAAGCGAGTTTGATGAATCCGACCGAATACTCCGCGTATCTGAATTATGCCCCAAGCCGGCGTCTTCAAATGAAATGTTAATATTATTTTGACCTTGAATATCAGGCCCGAATAATCTAACGATATTGTTCTTTTTCAAAGTAAATGTGCCATTTTCCTGAGATGGTAACGCCGCCCGGCCCTCTTCAAGCATGCTATAAATATGCTCTGTGCAGGTTATATTATTTTTTAATAGGCTGTTGGTTTGTTGAATTTCTGACAATATTTTCTTACTAAACGCAGCATCTTTATTTAATTTGTCAACCCGACCCATCTCATCAAGCACCCGCATTTCGCTCAAATACTTATCCTGTCTGCCATATGGGTCCATTACATCTTCTACAAATGTGCTGAGTTTTTTAGGGTTCCCGCCCTTTTCCTTGGGTCTGCACCAACAGAATATCCGTCGTAGGCATGTATATTCCTCAGCATTCTCCATTTCCTTCATAAACATATCATCTATTATTGAAAATGCGGATTTTAGTAGTAGTAAATTATTAATATGCCGTTCCTTTTCTTTCTGTAAATTTGAAAGTTCCTGTTCAAGCGTAGAAGTGCTCTTGTCTTTCTTTCTTCTGGAGGTTAAAACCGCTGTTAAATATCCGCGCCGGTTCATCACCTCTCTCAATGCATTGATTTTGCGTTTCCGGATGTCTTCAATCTTCTTTATAATTAAAAATACATTCGTATTATAAATAATCGGATACCTGGTCCTTATTTCTTTTGGGATAATAAATTGATTTGTCCCCTTTATGTCCCCGATCTTAGTTTCAATGTCTGTCAATTTTTTACTCATGTCATTGTTACTCGGGTCATATGCAAATAATAATATTTTGCCAGATGTAAATTCAACAGATGACTGCAATTTATCATATTGGTGCGCAGATATCTTATGCGCCTCTGAGGCAGCGTCCAATTTTAAATAATTCACAACGGCCAATAAAAATGCAATAAGCCCGTTAATTCCGGATATGAAATACACACCCCAGTAATATTCTTTAATTGTGGATGCCATTACCGTTGCGGTAGTAGAAAGTAGAATAGATGGCATCATTAAAAAATTTAGTCTGTGCTCGCAATAACTCTTAGATTCCATATATATCAGTTTTTGCCCCTTCAAATAGGTTGCGAGTATATCAAATGCGCTTGAATAATATTCGCTTTCTGCAAAGTAGTTGTCATCAATTGATTTTTCAACCTCCTTATAGGTATATTTCTTGAAGGTAATTATAGTGGGTGACATATTTCCAGAGACATCTATTATATTACTGGAACTATCAGTGGTTACATCATCGGTGCATGCGTCTTCTTGCATAATATCGTTTATATTTGCAGAGATAGTCGGGACAGTATTTGCAGACCGCGGCGACTGCTCGTAGCCGTAACCACTTAAGGTATGGCTTAACGTACGATCTCGCGCGCGCGCATTATTACTATCATTGTCGGTGCGATTTTTCTTACTAATTTTGGCGCCCTTCATATACTAAATGGACTTATAATATACATTCCATAATGAACTTATTATAAACTTATAATAGGCTCGTTATATATAATGCAAAAAACCCGCAAGAATGGTCGTGGTTCGGCTACGAGAGGCTGGAAGAATGAAACGCCTGGTTACCATCAGAGAACTGTCATGTTAAAACATTGTGGCAAGAAGTGCTTTTTAGGGCCGAAAAAATCGTTCCCAATATGCAAGAAAAATACCTGT